GCACGATGTGCCCGAATTCCGGCCGATTCGCGTCGACTGGGATGCTGTTCAATACGATCGCTCCCATCCAATTGAAGTGACAATTAGCTGGCACATCCTTATGGAGCTGAAAAAATGCTTTGAGGGCCTGCGTGACGATGAGGACTTGGATAGTCCGTTGCGCAGGGTGTTGGCCTATATCAACTTCTGGTCCTGCATAAGGATCGTTCTACTGCCTGATGGCCGTCTCGTCCTAGTGATGGCCGGAATCTACAGTGGAGACATTTCTACCACAAACAAAAACTCCTATTTTCACATCGTACGCATTGCCCTGGTTTGGATCAAGATCCACGGCACTGTAGATGGGTTTCGCAACTGGCTGAGAAGGTCAGGAATTGTGATTTTCGGAGATGATGGTACTTGTTCAATAAATCGCGAGATATACCTCCGCTTCCTCGAAGGGCTGGCACCCACATGGCAAGACCTCTTCGGCGCCGAGCTGAAAGTCCACCAAAGCCAGTACCTGTCCGAGGTCGTTTTTTTAGGCCGGAGGGCCCTTGGCGATGATGCTTTATCGCAGTTACTCCCAGTGACATCGGACCTTGATCGGCAAATTTCATCCCTCGTCTTAAAAACGAAGAAAGGGATGACGCCGGTCCAGCGTCTCTCGAAGTTGGTTGCTCACCGACTTCTGTTGAGTGGTTTTAGTCTTGACCCTGCTTTGGCCTCACCCGCCACTGCAGAGAAGAACCTTCGTGGGAGAAGGTCTTTGACGAAACTAGACAACGTGATTGCGAAGCATATTGATCGAGAGGACGAAAGGAATGCAGACTTACCCGACTGGGTTGGACTGTGCTTTATTGCACAGATGCCTGCTTCTGAGTTGTTCTATATGCAATTGACAGGGAAGGAAGTGATCCGACCCGAAGCTTACTGGTTTCCAAACAGCGCGTCGCAAGACGATGGATTCGACAGTATGTACGAAATTGACCCAGCTGCTGAAGGCATAGTAGCGTACGGTCTTTGTTCAGATTATTTTGTTCCGACGGGGAATTACCCGCGCGCAGCCCCCCTGCAACTTTGGCGAAATATTTGGGTAATAAAAATCCTAATGTCGGGAAAGAAAATGAAGGGGGCTGCCCCTAAAAAAGTTAAGGCCATGGTCAAGAAGATCGAGAAGGTCGAAAAGAAAGTTGTGAGAGATGCGGGTCGAACCCGCGCGGAGATGAAGGTTGGCGGTAAGGGTTACACCATTAACCAGCCTAAGAAAATCGGCAAGAAACAATCAGCTGCAGGAGCTGGTACGCTTGCTTGGGCCATGTCCCTTTGCCATCCTGGTGACCCCAAGTACAACCAGGCGAAGATGCCCAGTCCGATCCCTCTCAAGACAGTAATCGCTAACACTGCTGAACCACTGTACGCCGGTACACCGTCAACAGTCTCGGGTAACACCGGGGTTGTTGCCCAGACCCTTTCAGGGTTTGGTGGGTTTGTTATGCGACCAAACACGCTGGGACGCCAGTATGGGCTCACTACAGGCTCGCAAATCTTAGGTTTTGACCCGCTCGGAGAAAACAATCCGGGCCTCGTCGCCTATTGCCCCGCTGATTCCTCAAATCAAGCTCTGATTTTGAATTTCATGGACAACAATGAGATCCCTGCCCCTGTTACTGACCCCACTATTGCTGCCTGGCTCTCTCCTCTAGCTATGGAGGAGATCCAGAAGCTGGGAGTTGCTTATCGTGTGACCTCTGCTGAGGCCACTGCTACCTACACTGGTCCTCCGATCAGTGGTAGCGGCCTGATCGCGTCTGGCGCGGTCAAGTACGACCAACTTCAGAACATCACGTGTGAAACGTCTACCACCGATACCGAGCTGCAAGTTGGCTTGGAGTGGGATTACTTTGTTGGACTCGAAAGTGTCTT